AAACTATCATCACGATTATCATCAAAAATACCAGTTATAATTTTTGTAACAATACGACCTGCTCCACCAAGATTTCTTACACTATTCTTAGCATCTTCAACAGAAAGAGATGTTTTTGTTAGTCTGTAGTCATTGTATACAAACTTGGTAGGGGTCTTCATAAATTGATCTAGTCTTTGAGCCATAGCAGCACCATCATAGAAAATGTAATCGGCAACAAGTTTTACCTGTGCCGTATCAATAGCAAATTGAGTTCCTAGAGAAGCATTAGCATCAACCGATGCTCGTCCAGTAGAACTTAGAGGCTCCCAAAGTAGATCTATCATTACTTCCTGTTTCATAGCAAAAAGAGGAAGATTTTTTCCTTTTAGAAAATTAAATAGTTCCCCAAGAGTTACAGAGAAAACAGGAGAATTATTTAAATCCGTAAAAGTTCTGTTCTTTAGTTCTCCTCCTACGGGTTCAACACCAGAATCTAAACCATAAGCAGGAGCCGAAGTATCACTCTGCTGCCCAGCAGTACTATCATATACAAATTCATGACACATCTGCCGTCCACTCATAACTGCTTCACGATCTCTGTTCATTTCATTTGATAAAAACATAGATTCAAAACTTTTTTTGAAATTGTAGTCCTCACATTCATCTACGGTAACGCCACCGATTCGAAGAGTGGCTCGTCGAATTAGAGAATGTACACCTAAACCGAGTGGAAAGAATGCCCCTGCTGCTACAGAAGCATTTGACTTTACAGCAAGAGTAATTCTTGATCCATCATGTAAATAACCCTTATTTTGTAAAACAAATCGGCAACTAGTATCATTACAAATAATTGGGTCGAGCACATCAGAGGTGACATCCATAGCCATATTTGATTCAATTTCACCAACCTTAACAAGGTCTGGAATATTTCCTTCATCCATTTTAGGGGGAGAAATAGCAAGAGTTTCTTGAATATCCGTCATATTTTATAATATGATTTACATAAAAAAATAAATAAAAAAAAAAATTAAAAGTTGATTAGGCTACAATCTGAATTCCCTGAGGAGAATATAATAGAGTCTGCCGAGAGTGAACAAACAAGAACAGAGCATTTGGAGAATCTGATTCAAGACCTAGTTCCATCTGGATACCAAAAGGAGTTGTAGAAAAATCTTCACCTACACCAGTTCCGACCGTATCAAAGGGAACCCCTAGACATTCCATTACACCTCCCTGAGCAGTTAGTGGAGTGACAGCCCCCTTGTAAAGTCTGTTCGTATTTACAGAAGAAATCTGAGACCTCGTGCTTCCAGGCTTAATACTATCTCCAGCAAAAGTGACTATCTGAGGATCTATAACAGTAGTATTTTCACTATCTTTAACATTTGTATCTAAATTAAAATTAAAAGGCATACGACGACCTGCCTTGGTTACAATAACAGATTTTATAGGTGCTTGTGAGCCATCCGAATTTAGAGGAGTTGTGGTAGCATACGAATTGTAAGCAAGATTATTTAGATATTTTGAAGGACACATATTCATAAAAACTCCAAGAGTTCTTGATGTACCAAGGTTGAAATTTACAACGGCATTTGCCGAATTAATTACATTAAAATACGATGAAATAGCATTGTATGTAATTTGTCCAGTAGACGGCATCTGTTGCTGAGGAACTAGAAGTTCACAATGAAGACGGAGATTTGAAAGTTCATAATAAGCATCCGTAAGTCCACTAGTAGAACCATCGCGAGCATACAAAGCCTGAGCATCTGGTGCTAATGTTAGAGAAATTTCAACACCACCAAGTGAATCACCTGAAAGGGGTAGAAGGTTTCCAGAACTTAGAACACCTGATGGAATATTTACACAAAAATGACTTCCGTGCTGAGTTGCTGGAAAATCTACAAGTTCTCTTTTCTGTGTTTCATAGTTAGGTACAGAAAGAGATAAAGTATTAGAATGTGTCATTTTATCTTCACGAGAATCAACATAAGGAGTGTAACTACTCATAAAACGTCCATAATGGTTTATGGATTCAATTACCTGACGAGTTCTCTGAGATGTAATAGTTACTTTATCAATAATAGAATAGAATGCCGTTTTTTCATCAATAGCAAGTTGGTCTGCCGAAGTTGGCTTAGTCTTAGCAGCATCCTTATAAAATGTAATTTCTCCACTAATTCTTACACTTCCAGCATCAAGGAGATGAGGCTGAGTTCCAATTAGAAAAGATACAATGGGATTTCCTTGCTTGTGGGAAATTTTCTGGGTAGAATTAATATTACTAGGCTGAACCTCGTTGTAGATAATACTCATTTTTATAATACTTAATATATATTATTTTAGATGATATTATTTTAAAAAAATTTAAAAAAGATTTTAGTATTTTTCTATACTTCGACGGAAATTCCATCGCCACGGATTACAATGCGTCGAAGGTGGTATACAAAGTTACACCAGAGCATATCCTTTTCAGGAGGGTTTGCTACGTCTTGATAGTATACATTGAGTCGGCAATCCTTATTTCTCATATCAAATATACCATCATTGAGAGAAAATGTCCTTCCTACAGCAAAGTTCTCATTGAACCGTGACATCTGAGTAGCAGGCATTCCAGCACTCTGAAGAGCTTTATCGAGTTCAAGAAGAGCAATAGCATCAACAGAATTTTTAGCAGAAATTTTTTCTGTCTTTACATTCAAGCTAGGCTGATTACGGCCATCGTAGAAAAAGAAATATTCTGTTAGTCTGTTAGAGATACCAGCTATACCACTCTGAGAAGAAAGGAGTATATGGTCTTGAGGATTAGCATTAATTTCATACGTTCCAGAACCAGAAATCATATTTTTTGGAGCATATACAGAAGCATCTGTAGGAACACAGATGACAGATTTTGCTCTCTGATGATTTCCAGGGATACCAATATTTGCTACACGATCTCCCTTAAGCTGTGAATAATTGTAAACCTGAGTAGAAAGGAAATCATAACACATCATTTTACCACATTTTAAATCATCCATAGCTTCCTTTGTAGCCTGTGGACCTAGATCTACTTGATTAAGAACTAGTTCAACATTTGACATTTTGTAGGTAGGATTGTATGTAGTTGCTTCACTGACTGCCGTCGAATATACATAAAAATTTCCAGCAGCATTAATAGAAGCATTTGGAGTTGCTGAAGCATTCAAAGTAACTTTAATATATTTATCAGCACCTGAGCCAGAAGTTTCAATACTCTTAATAGTTGCTGGGCCTCCAGCACTCCAATCTACATCTACAGTGGTTGATTTAAATTTAATAGTTTCTCCTACAACAAGAGGAAAATTATCTACAGAATAATTATTGTTATCATGCTTAACATAAAAAACATTTGACTGAGAACCATTGAGCCAGTTAGAAGGTGCTGCCGTATTTCCATTAAGAGAATGATACATAGGGTTTAGAGTTAGACGACGTTTTTCATTAACCGAATCAAGCTGTCTAAAACATTTCTTTGCTTCACTTGTAAGAATAGAAACAAAAAGACCATTCATAAGACCACAAGGTACAACACGGTCATTCTGGAAGAGTCCAGTATGGAGGGGCAACTTGAGCTTACAAGTAACATATTTTTTATCATTCGTAAATGCTTCAGTTTCAGGGTCTGCTGTTACATTCTTGTAATATGGAGAATATTTGTGATTTGCTAGTTGAGACTTAGTAGAACCACGAGAACCACGAGAATCAGGAGTCCAAAGTCCAGCACCTTCATTTAATGCTCTAAGATTTTTCTTAGTTTCATTTGAATCATAAGCATACTTCATAGCAACATGAACTGGATAGTGTCTAATTTCCTCTAAAAGTTCGGTTTTGTCCCCAGAATGAATTCGAATGGTATCCAGTAAAATTTGGCCTCCGATGAGTTCATCAAGCTGGAGACGAGTATTGGCTGCTAGGATATCCTGAGCAATATCTAAATCAAACTGTAAATAGGAATTCTGAGGTTTGAAAAATTCTACATTAGGGGGGATGTAAAATTCAATTAATTTCTGAGCATCATACGATAGACCATTCTGAGAAGGAATGGAAACATACTGTTCTTGAATTGGAACTTTGTTATCTGCTACGAAAAATCCTGAAGACATATTTTATAATGTTATAAATATAAAAAAATAAATTAAAAAAAATAAATTAAAAATTAACTTCTGGCTGCCCCATACGAACCAGCAAGGGATGCCTGTGCTACCTGTTGTATTTGGTGAACTGGTGTAGAATCGTCAGCAATTTTCTTTGCTGTGCTAACTGCTTCACCTGCTGCCGAAGCAATTCCACCTGCTGCCTGAAGTGCTGTTCCAACAACT